GTTATAAATAACCCTAGCAGTATTATATATATAACATACGATGTAAGTTATATATTATTCTATTGCTACTTTCGGTTGATTTGCTGAAATTTGATTATATATATATGATTGAAGTTTCAAAGAATGCAAGATATATATATTTTCAAAAGTGAATTTTAAATGTCGTGTATTATTTATGCAAGTTTACGATGTAAGTTGCATAGATTTTCACATTATATTTAGTTTAGTACGACTATTTTTTATTTCATACGGAGAATTCCCTCCGAGATCAAACAAAATAACAATTTTATTTTAACACTACAATTTGTAGCTGTATACTATAAGGTGTATACCACCTTCTATTCGCAGAATTTGACCATTCTGGAATATAATTTTTAACGCTAAATGACATAATTTGTAATATCTATTTAGTAACCATATTCTATTTTTGATTAACTTAGGATATGAGACACTTAGATATCTATAATGGTCAGGTATTGGTGAACCTATCACCGAACTCATTTAACCGCTTATAATACATCCCAAACTGTTCTTTAAACAGGCCCATGAAGAGGTAGTCAAGCTCTAACGAGGGGTATTTAACTCTTGTGATCACTTAAGATGAGGTCCCGATAATCATATGTAAACTTCATATGATGAATAGGAAAGCTAGTCTTAAATTTGATTACATCACTTAAATATTATGCTCTTAAGAGTGGATGTTAATTGAAATTATTATAAGTCATTTGTTTTGCTAGCAATTATTGGTTAAAATGATCGCAAATACTATAAAATCTGGAGATAATTAATACTAATCAATTTTTACAACAATTAGAACTAGAGGCTTATTTAGCCCCTGCAACAAAACATCAATCTGATGTTATTTTTGAGGGTTATGATCCTCTTTTAACTGGTAATTTCCAGTATATGGACAATATTGGTACTATGAGAAACAAAAAAGTTTTTGATATAGTACCAAAAATGACATTTTCAAATATTGAAGATATTAAGGAAAGACAAACTTATAAAAAACGTGTAATGACATTTTTACGTAATAAATTTAAAAGAAAAGATTTTGACGCAAAATGTGATTATAATTGGATGGGTATTCCACAATATTACAAATCAAATTATGAGGTACAATCAGATAATGTACCTATGATATCTCGTGATACAATGAAGCTTATTGAAGATATTGTTTTATTCACAACACAACTTAATCGTGCCCGCGATATAGATGATATTATTTTGGCAATAATTTCATTTGTTAAATTAAGAAGTGAGGATTCACTAATCTATTTGACTATGGAAAAATTGTCATCATATATAATCTTTATAAAAGAGAAGTTGAAACAAGATTTTGAAATTCAATCATTAGAAGATAATTTACGAAAATTTCGTGAAGTCGTCACTGATGTTAAAGAATTAAAAGAAAGTGAAGTTTCAGAACATCTATATAAAATTTATATGTATGGTTTATCCATATCCATATTTGCACCATTAGGTATTACTATGGACACAATGAGTTACTCAAAGATTGAGCAAGCAGCAATTAAAAAACATTACAAACCTAGTATGAACTTAATTATTAGTTTATTAGATGCATTTTCATTTTTTGTGGAACGTGGTTATCAATGTATGAAGTTAGGACGTATTGATCCTATTTATCATTCAGGTAAAAACTATTCACAGTGGTATGAAGATGTTCTAGAACTTAAGAGAAAATCAAAATTACTTTCAAATCCAGAAGCTCATAACTTTACTAAGTTCGAATATATATCACAATTAAAAGACGCTATTGATAAAGGTAAAGCTTTATCTTCTTTTGCTAAAATACATACCAAACAAGGTAAAGATTTAATTTCTAAATCTATGTTTGAATTGCGAACACTTATGGATGAGTATGTTACACATATGTCCACAGGGAAAATTCGTGAGGCACCATTAGGTGTATTGTTATATGGTGGAACAGCTGTTGCAAAATCAACTCTTACCCACATAATGTTTCAGTATTATGGTACTCTAATGAATTTACCTACATCAGAAGAATATAAATATTCACGATGTTTTTTTGATGATTTTTGGACTAATTTTGATACATCTAAATGGTGTGTCATATTGGATGATGTAGCATATCAATATCCTGGTAAAGTGAGTGATATTGATCCATCAGTTAAGGAAATGATACAGATATGTAACAATGTACCACTTGTTCCACCTCAAGCTTCTTTGGAAGATAAAGGTAAAACACCAGTACAATGTGAATTAGTTATAGCAACTACCAATTGCTTAGATCTAAATACATGGCATTATTTTCAGCACCCAATAGCTGTAAACAGACGTTTTCCATTTGTAGTGGATATCAAATTAAAAGATGAATTTTGCAATTCTGATAAAACAATAGATACTTCAAAATTAATACAACCAGAGAATGGTAAATATCCAAATTGGTGGATTTTAAGAGTTTTAAAACCAATATCTAAACCTGGTATTGGTGGTAGAACTAGTGTAGAATTCGAGGAAGTTGCAGAATTTGATGATATCCATAAATATTTAGCTTGGTTTGGTAAATTTGCAGATCAATATAAAAATAATCAAAAAACTATGCAAGATTCTTTTGCTCAAATGAAAGAAATTGAAATATGTAATTTGTGCTATACAGTTAAAACATGCTGTTCATGTTTAGAAACTCAAGCAGATGAAATATGTACCGAAGTTCCTTATAGTTATATGGATCGTCATGTTTTATATGCTTTCATCATGCTATTCATAGTAGAGTCTATTTATGGTTTCTTTATAGGAACGTATAATATGTATAATGCAATATATATGTTTATTACAGGTAAGCAAAATGCTTGGTTAACCAAATGGACTGGTAGATTACTTTATCAATTAATGAAGCAACGTGCTCATTGTATGGGTACTTATTGTCAAGAATTACTATCACCTAGTGATCGAAAAAGACGTGCATTATATGTCCGTTTAACTATAGTAGCTGGTGCAATAGCTACTTTTTTTCTTAAGTAGAAAAGTAAGTGCTTTAGTACTTAATCACTTTATTAGTGTAATTAAAAACATTATTAATGTAACTACAGGTAATACTGTACACAAGGAAATGCAAAAATGTGAAGATCAGACTGGTAGAAAACCAGTTGTTACAGTCAAGGAAGAAGAAAATGTGTGGAAAAATGATAATTTTATATTGTCATCATTTGATATACCTAATTATTCTAAATCTTGGAAAGCTTTTCCTAAGGCTGAGATTATAAAAAGATTACAAAATAACATTAGTACAGTTATTATCTATGAAGAAGACCAATTGTCTTTCATACGTAATGTGGCGGTTTGTTTAAAAGGACATCATTATGTCATTAATAATCATGCTTTACCAAAACATGAGAAAGTTATTATTGATTTATTACAAACTACCAATGCACAAGGTGTCAACTCTAATATGAGAGTAACCATTTCACAAAAACAGATTGTTAGATTCCCGGAGAGAGATTTAGCATTCTTTCAAATAGATAATGTACCACCCAAAAAGGATATCACTAAATTATTTATACCTCATATACTTAAAACTGTATTTAAAGGGTATTATGTGTCACGTGATATTGATGGAGTTTGTTCATCAAATGATATGTCCAATGTAAGATATATTGGATGTGCTCCTAATGAAATATTAAAATCTATGGCTCATTCCTATGCTGGTATATCTCAAATTAAAACTATGAAAGGATTTTGTGGTTCTCTATTAGTATTAGATACTGAATATGGACCTCTTTTATCAGGTATTCATTATTTGGGTTCGAAATATGACAACACAGCTGTGTCTACTATTATCACGCAAACATATCTTGAAGAATATTTTCAACGGGTAAAATTACCAGTTGTTCAATGTGGAACACCCACATTATCAGCACCTAGTGCTCAACGTAACTATGGTGAATTACATCACAAATCTACTGTGCGCTTTATGGATAAAGGAACATGTAATACTTATGGTTCATTTTCTGGTTTTAAAACTAGACATGTATCAAAAGTCACTAAGACATTGTTTTGTGATGATTTGGAAAAGAGAGGATATGCATTAAAACATGGTGCACCTGTTATGAAAGGTTGGCAACCATGGCGTATTGCAGCTCTTGACATGGTTAATCCTGTTAATATGATCGATAAAGATATATTGAATACATGTAAAAAATCATATTTACGAGATATTCTAAATCATTTGCCTCAAGAGGCTTTTGAAGAAATTTTTGTGTATGATGATTTTACATCTGTTAATGGTTATGCAGGATTAAAATATGTAGATGCTGTACCACGTGGAACTAGTGCTGGTAATCCTTGGAAACAATCCAAAAGGGCTTTCCTAAACACTGTTCCAGGTGATGTTCAAGCTCCTGATGCTGTTATGCCCAATGATGAAATCATGCAACGAGTACGTGACATAGAAAAACGCTATATTGATGGTGAACGTTGCATGCCTAATTTTTGTGCGCATTTAAAGGATGAACCTATCAAATTTGCAAAAATTGAGGAAGGTAAAACACGAGTGTTTACTGGAGCTCCATTTGATTGGAGTTTGGTAGTTCGTAAATATCTTCTTAGTTGTGTTAGGTGCATGCAAAAACATAAATATGTTTTTGAATGTGCACCTGGAACTAATTGTCAGAGTACTGAATGGAATGATATGTATCGGTATCTCACTCATTTTAGTACCGAAAGAATTGTAGCAGGAGACTATAAAGCTTACGATAAGCGTATGCCACCTAGTATAATTCTAGCTGCGTTTGAAATTCTATTTGATATTTGTAAACGTTCAGGCTATACTGATGATGAGTTGAAAGTTGTCTGGGGAATCGCTGAAGACACAGCATTTCCACTTATTGATTTCAATGGTGATTTAATTGAATTTTATGGATCAAATCCATCTGGTCATCCTTTAACTGTTATAATCAATAGTTTGGCCAATTCTTTATATATGCGTTATGCATATTATGTAACAAATCCAAAGAAGGAATGTTATACTTTTAAAGAAAATGTTAAATTGATGACATATGGCGATGACAATATCATGAATGTTAGCAAACATATAGATTTTTTCCATCATACATCCATACAACAATCTTTGAAAGACATAGGTATAACTTACACTATGGCTGATAAAGAAGCTGAATCTGTTCCATTTATTAATATAGAAAATGCTAATTTTCTTAAAAGACAGTGGAAATTTGAAGCTAGTATGGGTGTTATGTTATGCCCATTAGAAATGGATTCTATCCTAAAATCTCTAATGATAACTGTCAAATCTAAGAGTATTCCTTTTGAAGCACAATGTATGGCGATTGTATCGTCAGCTATGAATGAAGCTTTTTATCATGGCAAAGATACATTTTTCAAATTTGATGCTCTGTTGAAAGAGATAGTTTCAGAAAACAATTTGTCATCCTGGGTCGAGGAACACACATTTCCCACCTGGCATGAAATCGAATCAAGATTTTGGAAAAATTCCAAAAAGAGTGCATAATTATGCACACATGGGAGTGAGTTGAAACTTCCAATTTGAAACCATAATTTAACATGTTTTATATAGTTACTGCGTATATGTATATTTCATATTTTATATATTTTATGAGAATGGATATAGAACATTATTCCTGCTAGGGCGTTCCCCGAAATCTCTTTTTAGAGATGTGTTAGCTGGACACAAAACAAATATGACCTGTTAGAACAATAGTTATAGTTCTATACAGTGTAAACTAAACGTAACTGGCACTGCTTTTATCAAAAATTTTAAAAACAAGAACTTTTTACCAAAACGTTCTTATAGATTACCACCTTTATTAGATGCACCATATCTCAATGATAAATCTAGAAGTAATATCCGATTTTTATGATTATTATTGTTATGAATTTAAGAAAGGTCAACTCCCTTATGAACAATTTACTACTCATGATCTACAGAAATTTCAGGATAATATATTTAGATATTATAATAGAGTCACTGATGGAGTGTACAAACATTCTGACTTTGAAATTCAATCAGATCATCAAGTAGTAGATGAAGATGAGGGTGATGTAGAAGAAGTCGTTGCTTTTAAAGAAGTGACGAAGGGTGATATCGTAGAAACACCACATATTACTGATGATATAGTGACTTCACTGTATACTGATGAATACGAAATAGGTAAGTTTCTCCAACGACCAGTTCTAATAAGTTCAACTGCAGTTTCTCAAGGAGCTGTCTTTTCCATCAACGATATTAGACCCTGGAAGTTATTTTTTGATACCACCACTATCAAAAATAAAATAACCAATTATGCATTCATTCAATGTGATTTGGTTATTAAGGTTGTAGTTAAATGTTCACCATTTATTTATGGTCAATATTGTTTATCTTATCAACCTCAAACTGACTTCACTGAGAGCAATACCTATGTTGGTGGTGATGAATACTTACGCATTCCTCTATCCCAACGTCAAACTATAGTTATTGAGCCACATAAAAATAAAGGTGGTGAAATGGTATTACCATTTTTCCATTATAAAAATTGGCTTGAACTAACTAGTGCTTCCCAGCTTGAAAGTATGGGATTACTGCAATTGTGGGACTATGCACCTTTACAAAGTGCTAATGGTCAGAGTACCAATGGTTGCACAATTAATATTTATGCTTATGCTAGAAATATATCTTTGGCTGGTCCTACATTAGAAGCTCCAGTTCAATCTGAAATATTAGATATTTCACAATTTGAACTACAGTCTGCTATGGATAAAGCCACACCAGCTGTTGATTTGTTAACTCAAAATGATAAATATGGTAAAGGTCCGATTTCAAAAGTAGCATCATCTGTTGCGAGTGTATCTCAAAAATTAGAAGATGTTCCTATTTTAGGTCCTTTTGCCAAAGTTACTTCATTTGGTTCCAAATTAATAGGTGGTATAGCATCATTATTTGGTTTCACCAATATTCCTGTTATTGAGGATGTTAGACCGTTTAAGGATGTACCTTTTCATGCATTCGCTAATGCGGATATTTCTGTTCCAATGGAAAAATTATGTATAGATCCTAAAAATGAACTTACAATTGATCCTAGGACGGTAGGTTTACCTCCACAAGATGAACTTGCTATTGATTATATTTGTAAGAAGAAATGTTTTCTGACATATTATGATTGGGGACAGACTGAAATCAAAGGTGATTATTTTATGGGTTTTAATATAGGACCCACATTCAACGAATATAAATCAATCACTGGAGGACAAGAACTGTACATGGTACCCATGGCAATGCTTGCTAGCATGTTTTCTAATTGGCGGGGTGAAATAGTTATCACTCTCAAATTAGTTAAAAGTCAGTATCATACAGGAGCACTGCAAGTGTGCTATGACCCAGTTGGATCACCATTTAACAATAATGATAATTCATCTGAAATTCAAACTAAGATCTTTGACATTAGTGATAATGATGAAGTTCAGTTTAGAATACCTTGGTGTCAAGCACAATCCTTTTTGCGATGTGATCCTGATATGGCTGGCACTGGTGGGAATCATTCTGGATTTAGGAAGGGACTTAACCTTGCTACTCAAGAATATGATACTGATTATCATAATGGACGATTAGTTGTTAAGGTTTTCAATCCTTTAACTGGTCCTGATTCCAGCGCTGCTGTACGTGTACTAGCTTTTGTACATGGTGAAAATATGTCTTTTAGTAATCCTTCGGAACAAGCATTAGATATTTCTGATTTTGTTCCTCAATCTGAGAAGAGGGAAGTTGATGAACAAACCATCCAATCTTTCACAATGGGAACATCAGTACCTTTGCCCAAAAACATATTTGATGTAAACTTTGGTGAAGCGTACCATTCTGTTAGAGGTATAATGCGAAGAACTTGTAAGATCTTTTCAGAACCTACTACTAATAATGGTTATACTTTACCAAGTGAATTTGAATACATTTTGACCAAGTATCCACCATCATATGGATTTGATCCTAATGGTAGACATGTAGCTACTGATGTAGCCACAACTGGGGAAGCAAACTTTAATTACACTGCTGTTCCACCATATAATATTGTAGCACCTTGCTTCGTAGGCCAAAGAGGCTCTATGAATTGGCACTTCAATCTTAATGGTGAAAGTGATGGTAAAAAGTTTTCAGCCGTTCGTAAGAACGATTATCCGGATCCTAATCTCAGATTAAGATCCACACAACAAATTGGGACTGATGGTGAGAGTGTCTTATTTGCTAGACAAAAGGACAATTCATTAGCAACAGGAGCTTCCCTAATTAATTGTGAAACACAAACAGGATTGCAGATTCAATTTCCGCAATTCAACAAATTTAGATTTGTTTCGGCAGATCCTAAATACTACGCTCGTGGTCGAGATCTAGATGATACCGAAAACGAGAAACTGCAGGTGAGTGTATTTTTACGCGATCCTAGCAACGATAACAACATGTTAGATTGTTATAGTGAAATAGGTACAGATTTTAATCTGTTCTATTTCTTAAATGTACCAAGAAGGTACATTTACACGACACGACAACCAACGCCTAAGGCATTGGTTTGGTCGTAGTGTGTATGCTAATAAGAAGATGTAATGTAGTACAAAATTTAATTATCGAGTACATCATGTCCGGGTTAGTCGGCTCTTCTTTCCACTATTGTGGTTTTATAAAACTTAGTCGCCGTAAGGCTAAGTCTGTATATCAAGAAATGCTATAAAGAGTTTTTTCATCCAGACTTAGTCTGGGTTTTTCTCTAAAAATAGCTAACAAATTTCTTATATATGGAGACTTTGTAAGAATTAACCCCGG